GAGCGGATCTTGCGCCATCTGCTGAGCTTGTTGTTGCTGAACCTGACCTTTGCTGAGCGCCAATACTTGTTGAGCGGCCTGCGCCACAAGTCTGGACAACTGAACTTCCATGTCTTTTGGAATCTCTTCGTTGGGATCTGGCAGGGCTGTACCCAACTGATCTTCCACTTTCTTGCGGTACGCAAACGCCAAGTGCTGGGAGATGTGGGCTTGAATTGCCGCCATCATTTGTTGCGCCATGGGGTTTTGACCAATCTGCGCCGCCATCAACGGGTCTTGCATCAAGGCAGTGTGTACTGCTATGTGGGCATCGTGGTCTTGGTAGATGAATGCCTTGGTCGGTTTGCCGTTTAAGAACGCCATATTCTCGCTGACAGGGTCAACGGGTTTCATATCATCCTCAATCGGAACCAGTTTATCCCCGTTTTTAATGCCCAAAACATCGATCATTTGCCTATGTAATTGGGGTAAATTGTAGATTTGAGGGGCTTGTTGAGCCATTTGCATCACAGCTTGGTACTGCATAATGCGCTGGGCCATCGTAGAACTGTTTGGATCGGACACTGGAATGACTTCCACCATGTCATAATCTTCCCGTTTAGCCGTTCTTGCCCCTGAAGCAGGGGTGTAATCGTACTGGCTGGGTGTAAAATCCCTGATAATGTCCTTTAAAAGCTTGAATTCCTGCTTCATTGAGTAGTGAACCCTAGCTTGCACGGCACTCATGGTCTTTAATTGACGCTCTAACAGAGCTAGTGTCGTCCCAACAGGTGCATTCGCACTCATATCGCTGACATTCATGTCGGCAATAGATCCTAGACGTCTGCCTTCGTCTGTTATCTTGTCCAACAGTCCTGACAATACTTGGGACGGCTCTTTATATGGCAACGCCATGATGTTGTCCTTGATGGAACCGCTTGGAACGTCCACATCTCGGAACTCACCCGGTGCAATTGGCGTATCGTCACCCTTTACACGCAATCCTCTGGACTTTAAGCCGCCTGGCAGGTTAGCCAACGTACCTGCATCGATCAACTGGCGAATAAGCGCAGTTCCTGCACGGGCGTAGCCACCAATCAAGTGAATTAAGCCCAGTCCATACACGCCAAACCCAGGAATGTAGGTGTATTGAACAAAGTGAACCCGCTTTTGCTTGGTTTTGTCGTCTTGCTTCCAGTTTCTGTAGATGCCTAATACTTCTCCCGACGCTCTATCAACGGTAATGATGTATGGCAGTGCAATACCGTCATCATCTTCATACCCTGGCAGGTCATACTCAACTTGGATCTCTGCAATTTGATATCTGTCGTCGTCTGTAAGTGAATACCCTTGGTCTTCAGCCTTTTTCTTCTCGATATCTGTGTGAATTGCTACGGGATCACCCAAATCTACCTCACGGTAGAACCCAGCCACCTGCAATTTACGGATTTCGTTCTTGGTTTTACGCATCAAGTGCGTAACCCGCTCCGCAGTCAGCGCATTAGACGCGCCATAGGGGATGATAACGTCTTCAGCAGGGATAAATATAGACGTTTGACGGTCTAAGCTGGGGTCAAAGTACACTTTCTTAAACGCAGAGCCCACCAACCCCAAGTTAAACAGCATTCTTTCGTGCTCTGGGCGGTACTCAGACATCTGCTCCGTGAGTTTGTAGTTCATGTCATCCTTGACACGCTCAGCAGCTTCTTCTTTTAGCTTGTCTATCGCACCAATGATCTCCGTTTTGACGGGGCCCGCCGCAGGAAATGTCTCAATGATGGTTTCAGACTGGAATTTAACCGCAGCTTCGGTCAACACGGTAGAGTAAACCCCGCATGCACCGTTCCATGGCTCGGTTCTTTCTTCGTACTTCATGCCCAAGACATCTAGACCCTTGACAAACATGTCGGCCCAGTCTTTTCTTGAATTGATATCGCCGTCTATGTCCTCCATCAGGTCGCCAGAGATCTTCTTGAGCGTGCCCTCATCCATGTCTTCGGCTAAGTTACGGGTAAAGTCCTCGTCCCCGCCTTTAGAAATGCTTAAGTCCATATCTCCTGTGTGAATATTGACTTCTTCAGGATCAATAATCTCAATCTCCATGGCTGTATCTGTGCCATCTGGCAAATCAGCAATCCCTTGAGGGGCTTGGTACAAACTCTTTTCCATACAAACTCCTAATAATAAACGGCTCGCCGTGGTCTAACATACGGCTCTGGATCTTCAAGATCCGTTGTAAGTCTTAACATTCCACCTTTGCGTACGCGAATTAACGCAAGCGTACAAGCATCAACCTGGTCGTCGTTTTCTCCAGCAGGGAACGACAATATTTCTTCCACAACGGCGCTTGCCCACGACGTTTCTGGAAACCAAATCTGTCCCGACGAAAACATGTCCGATACCGAGTTTAATCGAGCTATCTTATCTTGTCCCTTACCTGGGCTGTAATCTTGAACAAAAAGACCAGAACGTCGCATTTCGTCAATGAGCGGTTGACCGCTGGCCTTGGCCTCAACAATCACACTGTCCGGTTCCCATTCCTTGGCTTGCTCAATTGCCATCACCTTTAACTCTGGGAATTCGTATTTACCCTTAACGTTGTTGAGCAAGATGATATTGTCTGTGATCGGATCTGTGGAACTAAGCCTATGCTTGAACACTCCCCATGTCTGGCACACCGAGAAGTCAGACCTGTCTTTGGTCGTAAGCGCCGTATCGTACGATTGCACAATAAAGTCAATCGTAGGCGGATCTTCTTCTGTCCACCATCTTATCCAATCCCGTTTAATGATGGCGGCTTCTGACGCAGTCGGGTTTTGCTGGTACTGAGCATACCACTGCCACATGATGTGGTGCATGGACGCCCGTGTTTGTTGCAACGCTTCCAAACTCCACTGCTCGGGCCAGATAGATTTCTCTTTGGCTTCGCCCTCGTTCAGGATTGCTGGGAACTCAAACGACTCATATGTATCCCCGCCCTCATTCATGGCGGTATCTTTAATCAAACGCCCAATCAAATCCCGTTGATGCCAACGCGTGTGCAGCACGCATATCTTTCCCTCTGGCATCAAACGAGTTCTCAATCCTGCCGTAAACCATTCGTACGTCGCATCCAATGACGAAAAGTTCGATGACTTTAAATCCTGCTCAGAATGTGGGTCATCCGTAATAATTAAATTTGCTCCACGACCTGCCAACGCGCCGCCCACACCAATCGCAAAATACTCGCCCCCTACCGTGGTGTTCCATTGACCCGCCGCTTTTGCATCTTGTGCAATCTGGGTCTGGGGAAATATATTCTTGTATTCTGGGGTCTGCATCAAGTTACGCACCTTGCGGGCCATCACCACCGCCAAGTCAGCCGTGTGGGACGCCACAATTACTTTGTGGTCAGGGTTTCTACCTAGATACCAAGCTGGGTAGTAAATAGAAATCATCTGCGACTTCCCCATACGAGGAGCCATGGATACCGCAATTCTGTTCTTGAGGTTCTGCTCCACATCCATCAGCAGGGAACCCAGTCTCTTTAGATGTAAGCCAAACTTGTACTTGGGATCCAGCGCTGCAATAAACGTCAAGAAATCATTTTGGCATATCGATATTCTCTTGCGCTCTTCCAGCTCGTCAAACATGGATATCAATTCCGCCGCATCTTCCGCAGACATGGTCTTGGCAATTTTGGCTACCAAGGCCGGAGTCAAGTTTGATGGGATCTGCATCAGCCCGTTACTTCCGTGATATCAAGCTTTGGTTTTTTGCTAAGACGGGTGGGGTCTGACGATTCATAAACTTCCCCCTCAATGACTCGGGTCAAGCGTTCTCTCAGCATCTGCTCCAATTCTTCGGTAGGACGGTGGCGTAATGTAATCTCAGTCTTGTCAGTAAACAATCCAACGTCTGATACTTTACCCAGTAACTCTAAAGCTTTAATCCTGATGCGGGGATCCATGTTGTTGGATTCCACAATAAACTTATTAGTTACAAACGTTCGCAGTTGTACAGCTGACTACACAACCTGCTTGTCGTACTCGTTCAATATAGAAGACACATGCACGATGACGCCTGGGATTGCCAA